AGCGCCGACTCATCCCGCTGGCCGACCAGTGGTGACGACCGTCGAGACGACCCCCGAGTGCAGCCTCGCCGAGCACGCCATGTGCGACGGCCCGGCCGTCATCCGGCGCCGCGGGGCCCCTGCGTGGGAGGCGCCACTGATGACGATCAAATGCGGGTGCCGCTGCCACGGAGGCCGCGCCACCCCGCCCTCCACTAGCAAGGAGCCACGACGATGATCTGCGCGCGCTGTGAGATGCCGATTCTGCCGGGCGAACGCTATGAGACGTGGGAGATCGAGCAGGCGTCGGGACCGGGCGGGAGAGTTTCCCTTCATGCGGACCTGTGTGCGCGGACGGTGCGGCAGTCGACGCAGGATGACCGCCCATGGCAGCGGCGGTAGGTTCCCGGTCCCGGCGCGGCGGTGCCGGGCACGGGTAGATGGGCGGCCGTCGTCGTTCCCTGCGGGGGCGGCCGCTCAGCGCACGAGGTCGGCGAGCGGGGTGTCGAGAGCGTAGGCGATGAGGAGCAGTTCCACCAGCGATGGCGGGGTGGCCGCGGTCTCGTACCGGTGGATCGTCTTGTGGTCGCGGCCGATGCGCTCGCCGAGCTGGCCTTGGGAGAGGCCGGCGGCGCGGCGGTGGGTGCGGATGCGTTCCCCGATCTGCCGTTGCCGGGTTGGCACCCAGTCGGGCATGGGGTCGAGGGGCATCTACCCACGCTGGAACGATCATGGGAGAATGTCTTTACCATCTGTGGTAAATCTCTAGATCAGGTTCCAGCCGGCGCGTCACCCATGAGCAGGTAAAACGCTTGTTCGAAGCGCGTGACGATCAGCACGTTGCATAGAGCTGCACTCAAACGCATCATTACCCGCACGACACGCTTTGTTCACCAGCCGTTCACATCGGCCCACGGATCGGCCCACCGTTCGACTTGCCCCCCAGGCGGTCGACGGTCGGGCCGCAGCGCCCCCAGCTTTCAGGGCTGGGGGCGCTGGTCATTTCCAATCGACCTGCACTGTCGACCCATCAAAGTAGCCGCCCCCCGGGAGGCGCCCCTTCCTCGCCGGGTGCACCGTCACCGCAATCAGGTAGTCGATGCTCGCCCGCTGCCGCGACAGATCGAACTCCGAGCTGTTCCAGAACGCGACCGGATCGTCTGCACCAATCAGGTCAGCAGCTGGGTTCTTCTTCACTGCGGCCTTCATCTTGCTCTCAGCCGCTTCGTACCGGGTCCGCGCCGGACCAGTCGCCGCACGCCACTCCTGGCGGTCCATCTCGCCGGCGCCGAACGCGGCGGCAATATCGTCGAGGCGTCGGCGCGCTGCCCGCATCTCTGCCTGGAGGGCGCGGACGTCGACCGGCGCCTCGCGGGGGCTCAGCAGGTCGCGGGCGTCCTCCCTCGTCAGCCGATCCATCAACTGCATGATCACGTAGGCGTCCAAGTCAGGCAGATCCCGCGTGACGCAGTCCTTGGCTCGGCACCGGTACACGGGCCGGGTCCCACCGCCTCGACGGCTCGACTTCGACGACGCCTTCAGCGTGGCCTTGCAAACCCCGCACCTGTAGATGTTCGAGCCGAGGTGCCTCCGGGCGTTCGTCGCCGACGGGATCCGCGACGGGTCTTCGAGGACTGCAGCCATACTCCGCCACGTCGCCTCGTCCAGGAGTGGCATCCAGTCGGCGCGGCCGACGATCTCTCCCCTGTGTTTCATCAACCCGGCATTCCGCGGGCGCAGCAGAACGGCCCGCAGATTGGGAGCGCGCTGGTCCTTGCCGTGGCTGGTCGCCAGTCCGGCAGCGGCCATTTCCTGGGCCAGCGAGTTCAGCGACGCCCCGGCGAGGATCGCCTCGGCCGCAGCCTGAATGACCGCGGCCTCAGACCCCTCCTCGAACCCGGCCTCCACCCCGCAACTGGTGCAGACGTGAGTGACCTGCAGCGTGTCCTTCACTTCGCAGCCTTGGCAGGTGAGGTTGCGGGTGAACCGGTCGACGGCACCGCATCCGTCGCACTGGCGGCGCACGGCGAATCCGTCCGGCCCAGTCTCCCCGCAGTCCGGGCAAACTAGGGTGCGCGGGGTGGTGCCGTCTGCCTCGTAGCCGAGAGGTCGTGGGCCGCCGGCGTATTCGCCGTGTTGGACCTTCTGTTCTCGTGCGCGCTTCGACCGCTCGATCATCCGCTCGACTTCGTAGCGGGCTTGGACGCCGAGTTGTCGGGCGATCATGCGTCCGGTGGCCGTGGACAGGTCGAGTTGTCCGGCCTTGACTGTGCGGGTGTCGATGCCTTTGGGGCCGCAGACGTCGATGTATTCCTCCAGCTCGACGGGCGAGCGGTGGAGACGGTCGGTGTGCCAGGCCAGGACGCAGTCACCTTCGTCGTTGCGGAGCGCGGCGAGCATCGCTTTGTAGCGGGGGCGGGGCTTGCCGGTGTAGGCGGAGAGGTCGTTGTCCTCGAAGACGTCGACGATGCGGTACTCGACCTGTGGTGTGGAGAGCTGCTCGGCGAGTGCGGTGCAGTCGTCGGTCTGGCGCTCGGTGGCGAGGTGTGCGCCTTCGCGATCTTCACTGATGCGGGCGTAGATGAAGCAGCGGACGACTTGGCGGACGACACGGATGGCGCTCTCGGCTTGGCGGGTCACGGCGAGAGTCTCCCATTTTAAGGGTGCCTTCCGCAGCTATTCGGGACCCCCATGTTGCGTCAGGGACACCATTAAGCCCGCAGGTCACAGACCTGCGGGCTTGTCGGCGGTGCTCGCGTGGGGGGAATGCGCCTATCGTCCGGGCCAGTTCTGAACCCACCAGCCGTTGTGCACGATCCGCTGGAGCTGGTCCATGAACTCGTCGACCGCCTGCTCCGTCACGTGTTTCCGCGAGGCGAGCCACATGAACTCGCCTTCCTGTTCTACTCCGATGACCGCCCTATCCCCGGGGAGGTCGTCCCGCAGTTCCATCCGGAACTCTGCCCGTGGCGCGTCTTTGTCTCGATGCCCGCTCGACGTCTGCGACTCTTCGCCGTCCTGCGGGGTACCCGCGTCCTCATCCGCCATCGCGTCGCCTCCCTGATCACAACCGCACGATCGCTCCAGCGCTCGAACGTGCGGCCGAGGTAACCCCTAAGCGCCCCCCAGGCGGATCACGACTGTTTCACACCGATCACGCTGTGACCAGGGTGAATCCCTGAGTAATGGAAAGTCGTACTAATCGTCCGACTTGCCCTCACGTTGAGCTTTCCTCCGGGCAAAGGTTTCCGCGATCTCGGCGAGCTGCTGCCGGTCCTCGGGACTCATCTCCTCGGCGTGCGACACGATGATTCGCGTCGTCAGGTCACCGCTCCACACGACCGACGAGTCCGGGTCGAAAAGGAGGAACTGCCGCGCCGCAGCCGCCTTCAAGACATCAAGCGGCAGCTCATACCCAACAGAGATGGCCTCCAACAACTCCGGCTTGGGCGTGTCCACCGGCTTGCCGGTCTCCAGCTTGGACAGCCAGCCGAACTTGGCCTGCGTCCCGGAGGGTTCGTGAATGGAGCGCGCCTCCATGTCACGCAGGCTGCGCCCGAGGGCGGCACGCCGGCTCTTCAAGAGGTCGGTGAAGTCTGTCCGCTGCTCAGCCATGGCGTGCATTCTGCCTCTTCACTCCTCGATGTGACGCCTGTTGTCTACGGTACGGCTCTTGATCGCCGAGCTAAATAGCAGGTCATCCAACGCAACCGTTCACGCTCCGACACAGAGTGTCTACGCAAACACCTCGCGGACGCCATCCCTAGCGGACTCGTTGACTCAATTTTGATGTCGTGTGCGTTTCCGTAGACAAGTTGTCTACGGCTGTGTACTGTCGGTCTTGTTCACGGAAACGCACAAGCCGTCTACGGAGGTGAACAGATGCGTCCACAGCAGAACCCCATGGTCCTCGTGAGCCCTGACCTCCTGGTCCAACTCATGAAGCGAACCGGCGACGGCCGCGAAGTCAGCGTCCGCGACCTCGCCGAAGCCGCCAACTGCCACCCCAGCAAGATCGACGCCCTGCGCAACGGCAGGCGCAAGACCTCCCTCCACGACGAGGCAGTGGCAATTGCCAAGCGGCTGGGAGTCGACCTCCTCGTCGTCTGGGAGCACAGCGGCCGCGCCAACCCGGCGCCCACCGAGAACGACCACGACCACCTCGCTGCGGTCCCCGCGTGAGCGCCGGCGTGGTCTTCAACCGCGCGGAGGCTGAGCGTCGTCTTGGCCCGGCGGCTGTTGCCGAGTCGAAGCGCAACGCGGCTGCCGCTCCTCCCCTTCGCCCGGAGCAGATCGCGTTCCTCCGGGCCTTGTTCGCCTCGGTCCGTATCGCGGAGCCACAGGCGCCCGCGGCCGACGCCGCCTGACCCATCACATGCCGAGAGGCCGTCCCGACTGCCAGGCCCGGACGACCCCCGACTCGGCGTCAGCCCCACTCATTCCAGAAAGCGAGGCGTTCGCCTTGAACGCATCATCCCAGATCAGAGTTCTCCCTCTTCACGAGGCGCCGGTCGCCTCGGTGTTCGTCGACCGTGACGGTGACGTGTGGGTCCCGAACGGGACCGACAGCGCGGGCGAGTTGAAGCTCGTGTGCCCGGAGCCGGCTGAGCCCGGTGACCAGGGTGTCGGTGACTCGTACCCGTGGACGTTGCGGCTGGTTGAGGCCGCGTTCGGTCCGCTGACGGAGCAGACGGCGGTGTCGGCATGAACGCCCGGTCGGTCAACTCGGCTGCGGGTGTGGTGCAGGCGGCGTGGGAGCAGGGTCGTCAGACGGCTGCGGGTGTCGCGATGGCGCTGGACTCCGCGGGGCTGCTGATGTCGCCGGAGGTCGCGGCTGAGCTGGTCCGTCTGCGTGAGGAGCGGCGCTCGACGAACGAGTGGGTGGAGGACGCGGCCGAGGCGCTGCGTGTGAACCGGGACCGGATCGACGGGCTGGAGTCGACGAACAAGGCGTTGCGGTCCCGGCTCGCCGTGCTGGAAGGGCAGCGTGCGGCTTTGGCCGAGCGTCTGCGCGCTGGTCAGACGTGGCGGCAGGGCCGGTTGGTCAGCGAGGACACGGTGTCGCAGTCAGAGTTGCGCGAGATCTTCGGGATTCCGCTGGCTGCTCCGTTGGACGGGATCACGCAGCCGATCGCTCCGGTGCAGGCGCTGCGTGAGGACGACGTGACGCCGATGCAGGCGCTCCTCGCGGGGCAGCGTGCGGCGGTTGAGGACCCGCATGACGGGGAGCTTGCGCACCGGTACCGGCTGGGTCGGGACCTGCCCCCGCTGGACGGTGCCCGGTGATGCATGAGTCCCGTGGCGACGTCCTCGCCTGCATCGCGATCGCCATCGGCCTGTACTTCGTGACCGTCGTGCCGCTGATGCGCCTCGCCCGCGCCGATCACCTCCTGCCGCGTGTGGTCCGGGAGTTCCCGCTGACCGCCGCCGCCTTCCTCCTCATCCTCACCGCACAGCCGGAGGCATCCCGTGTCTGACCCCAGCATCCAGCCGGTGTCCCGGCCGTGTGCCGAGTGCCCGACCCCGGTGCCGTCCGGGACGACGTACTGCTCGACCCGCTGCCGGAACGCGGGCGACGACCACAACGACTACGGGGGCGACCTCTGATGCAGATGCCGAACTGCGACTGCGGTGCAGTCGACGAGACGGATCACCTCCCGGAGTGCATCCGGAGCGCGGCCCACGAGCAGTGGGACATCGCGGACGAGGTCGCGATGGAGGACGGCTACCAGCCGTCGCGGATGAGGGCGTTGATGCGGCACCCGTCGCACGCAAAGACGGGCAAGCACTGCGCCGAGCACCCGTTCCCGGGCCAGCAGGACAGGCGGACCGCATGAGTCGCCTCGCGCGTCGGCCCCGCGCCAACCACGCCAAGTCCGCATGGGAGGCCCGCCAGCAGCCCGGTACCTGGGTCACGGTCAACGACTACCGGTCCAGCCTGACCGCCCGCGACGTAGCCCGCAGGATCCGCACCGGCTATCCGATCGGTGACGCCGTCTACGGCACCCCGTACATGCCTGCGGCCGGGTTCGAGACGCGGATGGAGATGACCGACGACGCTATCCGGCTGCAAGTCCGGTTCACGGCGCCAGTTCAGGGGGTCCGCCCGTGACCACCACCGTGCAGGCCGGGGCGCGTGTCGCCCCGGCCTCCGGGCCCACCGGCCGGCTCGCCCTCCTCCTCGACGCCATCCGGCGCGAGGGCGGCGAGTGGACGACCGGCCGGGTCAAGCGCCTCTACCGCAAGCACCTGCCCACCCACATCCTCCGCGTCACCATGCGCCGCGACCTCGCCGCCCTCCACGCGGACGGCCGCCTCACCCTCCACGACGCGCCGCACCGCCGCTTCTACACCTACTGCACGAAGGGCGGCACCGCCTGATGACGACAGCAGCCCCGGCCGGGCCTACCAGCCCGGCCGGCGGCCGCCGGGTAACCCCGACCGGCCGCCTCATCCTCCCCGCCGACGCCGACCGCGCCGACTGGCTCGCCGCCCGTCGCCTTGGGCTCGGCTCCTCCGACGCTCCCGCCATCCTCGGCCTGATCGAGAAGAACCCGCCGCTCAAGGTCTACAACGGCAAGATCGGCCTCGACGTCGATGACGCGGGCGAGGCCGCGTACTGGGGCAACGTCCACGAGGAGAACGTCGCCCGCACGTGGGCCATGCGGAACCGCTCCGTCATCCGCCGCGTCGGTCTCGTCGCCCACGTCGACTACCCCCACCGCATGACGACCCTCGACCGGCGTGTCACCGAGTGCCCGCTCTCCGAGGACAAGCAGACACCCTGCGCACTCGAAGTGAAGACCAGGTCTGCATTCAAGTCCGCGCAGTGGCACGCCGGAGCCCCCGACGACGTCACGGCCCAGATCCTGTGGCAGATCATCGTCAACGGCTACGAGCACGTGCACTACGCCGTGCTGATCGGTGGCAACGAGTACCACCAGGGCACGATCCGGGCCGACCAGTACACGGACGTGATGGCCGACCTCACCGTCGCCATGGACAAGTTCTGGTTCGAGAACGTCCAGGCGCAGGTCCCGCCGCCCGTCACCGGGGATGGCGAGTCCCTGTCGCAGATGTTCCGCCGCCTCCACCCGACCCGCTCGGGTGCGGTTGACGTCGACCGGCACGACGACGCCCTTGACGCGTTGCTCGACTACGGCATCCATCAGCGGGCCGAGTCTGCCGCGAAGAAGGCGAAGTCCCTGGCGAAGGCCCGCATGATCGCCGCCCTCGGCAGCGCGCAGTCCGCGCTCATCGGCGGCGAGCGCGCCTACTCCCTGGAACCCAGCAACGCCGCACCGAAGGTCGACTTCGAGCTGATGGCCGAGCGCTACCCGGACGCCTACGCCGCCTGCGTGGCCCCGAACCCGACCGAACGCATCGACATCGCCAAGCAGTACAAGGGGGGCATCTGACATGGGACTGCGCGAGAACGCAGCTGCGGCCGCCGGCCGCACCCTGACCGCCGAAGCACACGACCGGCTGGCCGACGAGGCGCCGCCCGCTGAGGACTACGCCCCGGCGCCGGACCCGATGGCCGGATACGAGCCGGGTGAAGACGACCCGGAGATGGTGCCCGTCCACCTCGCCTGGCTCCGCGTCCGCAAGGAAGTCCGCGCCATCGCCAAGGGCGAGCAGTACAACGGCGGCGGCACCCGCTTCAACTTCCGCGGCGTCGACACGGTGGTCAACACCTTCGGCCCTGTCACGTTGAAGCACGGCATCAACATCTTTCCCGTCGGCATCGAGGCGGAGCACCGGGACACCACCACGTCCAAGGGCAACAAGATGCGCGAGTGCACCGTGACCGTCTCGTGGATGGTCATGGGGCCGAAGGGCGACACGCTGCCCGTCCTGTTGAAGACCCGGGGCGAGGCCCTGGACTCCGCGGACAAGGGCACGGCGAAGGCGCAGTCCGTGGCGCTGCGGGTGCTGCTCCTGACGGGCGGTCTGACGCCGACGCACGACAAGGACCCCGACGCCTCGCACGTCGAGCGCGGGGAAACCCCGGTACGGCCCGCGGTGCAGTACCTCGACGAGATCTGCCACCCGCAGACGAGCGCCGGGCGGCTGCGGCAGATCCACCACGAGCTGGGCGCTACTCGGCAGTTGGGTGCACTCGTCACGAACGAGGTGGGCGCCGAGGAGCAGATCGGCGCGATGGTCGTCCGTATCGGCAAGGAGCGCGCGGCTGGGGGCAACCAGTGAGCGCCTTCGCCGAGGTCCGCAAGACCGCGTGGGACACCGAGACCACGGGCCCCAACCCGCTCGAAGACCGCATCGTCACGGCCGCGTTCATCGTCCGTGGCGGAGGCCAGGAAGAACGCGACCTCTCTTGGGTCATCAACCCCGGCATCCCGATCCCGGCAGAGGCGACCGCGGTGCACGGCATCACCGACGCCATGGTGCAGGCCAACGGCCTCGACCCGAAGGTCGCCCTCGATGAGGTCGCCAACTGCCTGGCCTACGCCATCGAGCAAGGCATGCCGGTCATCGCCTTCAACCAGTCCTTCGACTGGTCGATCCTCCACTACGACCTGATCCGCAACGGCCTGCCGACGGTGGCCGATCGGGTCGGTCCGGGCCCCCTGCCGCTGCTGGACCCACACGTCATCGACCGGCAGTGCCTCCAGCGGTTGCGCGGTTCGGGCATGCGGAAGTTGAAGCCGACGGCCGAGCGGTACGGGGTCGAGCTGACGGACTGGCACACGGCGGAGGCGGACGCGCTGGCTGCGCTGCTCATCACCGAGGCCCTGTTCGTCAAGTACGGGCAGCTCGATGCGATGGGTCCGCAGCAGTTGTACGCGGCGCAGAAGGCGTGGCGGGCGGAGCAGCAGGCGGGGTTGCAGGAGTGGTTCCGGACGAAGGCCACTGCGGAGCAGGGCGGGGCGCCGGACAAGGTGATCGACGGCTCGTGGCCGTTGATCCCGGCGGCGCGTGGGGGTGCGGTATGAGACTCGTCTCCGCTGCCAAGCACGCGGCTCTCAACGCCCGTTACCAGCGTGTCGTCCACGAACGCGACGACCTGGCCAAGATCGCCACGGGCCGCCTGTCGACGATCACACGGCTGGCCGAGGAGGTGTCCCGGCTCCGTGACGAGAAGCCCGACGCTCCCATCGCGCAGCCCCGGCCGGCAGAGGGCGATGCGGAACTGCGCCGCCAGTTGGATCTCGCCCGGCGGGCGCTGGTCTCGATGGACGGCC